CCGCCAGAGAGGTTTGAGGCTGAGGTTGCAGCGCCCGCCGTGGCCCATGTAGGAACGCCGCCAGAGGACATTGTGAGGACGGTGCCGCTAGATCCTGCAGGAACGAACGTGGTAGCACCAGCGCCCGATTGGTAGGGGACAGAGCCTGCTGCACCGTTCGCTATGTTGGTTGCTGTGCTGGCGGTCCCGGTAAGAGATGCGGTGATTGTTCCAGCAGAGAAGTTGCCCGAGGAGTCCCGCTTAACGATCGCCGAGGCCGTATTTAAGTTTGTCGGGGTAATCCAGGTGGGGGCGCCTGCACCGTTAGAACTCAACAGATCGCCCGTGGTGCCTACCGCAGTGAAGAGGTAGGTCGTAGCCCCACCGTAGGCAATACCGCCCTGTGTGAGCGTCTGGATGCCTGTGCCGCCTGTGCTTACCGCAATGGGGTTGGTCGCGGCCGCCTTCGTTGCGATCGTCTGCAGATTGCCAGAGCTATCCTTATAGAAAAGCTTCCCGTCTGCGGTGTTGATGGCAAGCTCACCCGCGGCCAGGTTTGTCGTGGATGGCGTGGCTCCGCCGTTAGCACTGTAATAGAGCTGGATCGGGGTGAAGGTTGCCTGAGCCATATTTACACCACCGGCCAGACGATGTTGAATGGATCAGCCTGAGTTGTGATGTCCCGCAGTGCTTGCCGGTAGGTTGCCCATGCCGCCTTGTCAACGGGTGAGTCCAACACCTGAGTCCAGTCCGTATCTTTGAGCATCTGGTTGCGTCCGGTACGGATCACCTGCCACTGTGTTACTACGCGCTGGTCAAGCTCCTCTTGGGTAAGTGGCTCAACGTCAACGATGCAGCACATATCGTCATGCAGGTGAGGCGCGGCTGGTACCAGCTTCTCCGTTGCGTGGTCGTAGGGTTTCCATGCCGAGATGATGTAGTAGCCCTCGGACTTGATCCAATCCACAGACGGCCCACGCTCACCGAAACTTGTGTTGGGGAACCACTCAGTGTGATCTTTGATGATGAGGTCTTGGTTAGCGATTTGCATGGTTACCTCGTTGGGAATGATGCGGAAGGTACGGTGCTGATTGTACGACCGACACCTCGGGTAATGCGGAAGTCTTGAATGTATCCGTTAAACGGAAGTTCAGCGTTTGTATTTCTAGCGCCGATAATAGGAACGGAACCGCTTGGAGTGGCAATTGCCCCGGAAAAAGTACCTTGAGCAACTTGTGTTGTTGCGCCGCCCGGAGTCACGCCTAAAAAAAGTTTAATGTTATTAGTTCCGCTTCCAACTCTAGTCACTGCAACGTAAGTCCATGTACTTGCAGATATTGAACCGCCAGTCAATATTAACGAATATGTAGTTCCGTCTGAAGATAGATTTGTTCCCAAAGTTAATCCCGTAGCCACTTGAAACAAAATACCGTCTCCCGTGGGGGTCTCTCTTGAATAAATTACTTGTCCGCTGCCAGAAGCCGTATAAACCCACGCCTCAATCGTGAAGTCGCTGCTGCCAAAATTAAAAACGGGGGAATCCACCATCCTTAAAAAGTCACCCGTTCCATCAAATTTCACACTACTTAGCGGCCACTGTTTAATTGTAGTGTCGGTCTTAGCATCCGCAACAGTCGTAATGTCATTCTGCGCGGCGGCGTCGTAGATTCCTGCGTTGGTCATGTTGAGCAGGAGACTGGTGCTAGAGGCTGCAAAACTTGTATTGACGTTGGTGGTGTCTGTGTAGCTTGCGGCGCTTGCTGATCCTGACGTAGCTAATGGTGCAAGCGTTGGCGGTTTAAATGCTCCGGTATAGACTGCTGTGCCTTTGACTACTCGAAGGTTAGACGCATACCCGTTAAACCACCAGTTTGCCCCGGCGTAGTTCCAGTTTCCTACAGTCGGCGCGGTTGCTTCATACAGTGTGCTTGTGCTAACAGCGACGGTATTACCTAGAACACCATTTACATATAAAGTAATGTTTGCCCCGTTGCGAACAGCGGCAAAATGCGTCCATGTGTTTGCTACTGCCGTTCCAAAAGTAATCCCGGCCGCAAGGTCCCAGCTTGAGCCATTTGAAGAGGCATACAAAACAAAACTGCCGCTGCCAATACCTATGATTATTCCAAACCCGCTTCTGGCGTATATAGCCTGACTGCCGCCGGATGTTGAAAGATAAACCCACCCCTCAATTGCAAAGTTGCCAGAACCAAGTTTTAAGGCGGTTCCGTCTGTAATACTTACATAATCCGTACTACCATTAAAATACCCGCTCCCACCATACAGCGCAGTGGTGTACGATGCCGTTGGGGAGAACGGCTGGAATGCTTGGACGCGGGGCCCACCAGATGGAGTAAGCGTCTTTGGCGTACCAGAAACATCAACAAACCTATTGCCTTGGCAGGTCAACAACGTTGTATTTGCATCTGAAGTAAACGGAGCAGTTGGGGTCGAAGTTACCGTTCTGACCGTATTGCTTACGCGAACATTAGAAAGATAGCCATCAAGGTAATATCCAGCAGTGGGCGATGTCCACAAGCCGCTAATGCGAAGTTGCGAGTTTTGCGCGTTTATTACATTTAACTGTGAGCCTAATAGCGCCCCGTTAAGGTACAGGGCGATGGCGGTTCCGTTATAGGTCATCGCCAAATAGTTCCAAGTATTCAGCGTGGGGGCGGCAGAGGAATAAACAAAAACACCGCCAACCTGACAAAACCATTTGGCTCCCGAACTATTGTCAATTCCTATTGCTGTTCTTCCCGCAGAGCCGCTTGTACCTTGAGAAACAAATGCTTGCGTTGCAGTTGAACTTGTGACATAAACAAACAACTCAATCGTAAAGTTGCCAGTTGGGATCACTTGGGTTTCTGTGGTCAGCAACGTCTGCGAAGATGACGCAACAAAATAATTACTCCACTGCCCATTCGGCCAATACGGAGTGATTGAACCCTGCGTCGGGGTGCCGTTGCGGGTGATGGGGAAGGCGTAGTTGCTGTCGTCAATAAAGGTGTTGTTCTGTACTAAGTTCGTCGCGCTGAGGTAGTTGCTGTCTGCGAGGTTGAGCAGCAGCGATGTGTTGGCTGCGGAGAACCCTGTAATTACGTTGGTGAGGCTTGGATACGTCCCGCCGGTCTGGGTCAGTGGTCCGCTTGGTGGGGTGAATGCGCCTGTGTAGACTGCGGTTCCTTTGACAGCACGGAAGTTTGCGATGTACCCGTTAGTTGGTTCAGAACCGCTGTCGCCTGATGTTCCAACATTTAAGGATGAAGCTGTTCCTGAAATGTTTGATGAGATTGTAAATGTTCCAGCAGGGGCGCCGTTAATATAATATGCCGCCCCACTTGCGGATGTGCTTGTTCTAACTACCGCAATATGAGTCCAAGCATTTAACGGGACTGCAATTGTAGCTGCGGGTAAATCTCCAACTCCCGTAACTCCACTAAAAATAAAGCCTGTAGGTTCCATTACTACTTGAAATCCGGGGCCAGAAAATATTCCGCCGCAAAAATACTGCCGCGTTGGTCTAGCGGGTTGATATAGCCAGAATTCAATAGTAAATGGATTAGTCCCAAACTGAAAAGCAGTAGTGGCAGTAGTGGACTTTAAATACTGACTCGTCCCCCTAAATAGAGCAGCACCCGGACTCGCGGCTGGTGCGGTGAATCCACTAGGGTAGAAGTATGGGTCTACTTGTGGGGTGCCGCTGGGTGTGACCGTGGCGTTGTTGCTGCTGTTGTCCTTGAACCTATTGCTCTGGCAACTCAAAAACAGAGTATTAGCATCGTTTGAAAAGGGTGCGGTGGGGACGGAGGTTACAGTTCTAACGTTGTTGCTAATGCGGAAGTTGGAAATATAGTTGTTGCCATACCCAGACACCGTTGAATTATAAAACTCAACACCAACTCGCAATGTAGTAGCAAAGGTAGCCGAAGTTGTCCAAGTAGAGCCAACCTGAGTTCCGTTCAAATACATCCTAACTACGTTACTTGCATCTCTAGTTACTGCAACATAATTCCAAGCTGCAACCGAAGGCAAAGTCGAAGAAGTAATTTGTGCTGCATTGTTTGAATAAATATTGAACGCAGTCCCAGCAGTGCCTAGGTAAACCTCAAGTCCGGTTGAGCCAAGGGAGTCGCCAATTGTAAAAAAATAATTATTCCCGCTTGCCGGTCTGTACAACCAAAAATCAATCGTAAACTGTCCACTTAGTGCGGGTATGGTAGACGTTAAATAAGCGTTAGTGCCGTTAAACTGATTCCCCCAATACCCATCAGTCTGGTACGGAGAGACCCACCCCGTGCTTGGGTTACTGACTCGGGTGACCGTATTTGGGCTGGCGCTTGAGTCGGTTACGGTTGTATTCAGAGATGACGATGAGCCAGTCTCCAATAACAACGGGACATAGCCGAAAGTGGCGTCGGTGGTAGGGGCAGCACCGCCAGCAGGATTACGAAATAGAGCTTTGCTAGTTGACAACATCAGAAGTTTGCCCCGGATTGGACGCCGTACCAGTCCGTGCCGTCCGAAATAAAAGCATAAATATCAACTTTCGCATTCGTTAGTGTAGCCGTTGGGGGCGTTCCACCGGGCCACCGCAAAGTTCCTGAGGGCGACGTAAAGGCCAAGCTGGTTGGAGTTGAAGCATAAATTACCTGTACCGTCAGAGATTTGCCAGAAGACGGACTCGGCAACGTAATTGAATTAGAGCCAACTTTTGTCGTAATAGACTGAAAGGTCCCATCCGTAAGCGCCAATACGATAGGGCTCGAAGAGATCGTGGCCGAAAATCTAGTCTCGGTGTAGTTCGTTACTGTCGGATTGGTCAGCGTCTTGTTGGTCAGCGTCTGGGTGTCGGTCGTGCCAACAATGACGCCAGACGGAGCCGCCTTACCAGAGTCAGCGATCGTAGTCCCGGCTGTGCCATTCCACGAGACCAGGTTGCCGTTTGTAGAGCTTCCTGGGCCGTTTACGTTACCCGATCCAGCCAGAGCAAGCGGACTCCACGAAGCAGGCGAACTCGAAGGATTGGCCCCGGTACTCGTCGCGATAGCAATATAGCTGCTGCCGTTGTACGAAACGTTTTGATTTGCGTTGTAAGTTGTACCGGGAGCCCACGCCCCAAGCCATGTAAACGAGGTCCCGTTCGTGCCATTTGTTCCGTTTGTGCCGTTCGTGCCGTTAGTGCCAACCTGCGCAAGTAGAGCCCAATAGGTCGCATTCGGAGGCGCGTTACCTATTGAGTTCAGGATACAGATGTAGCTCGAGCCGCTAGACGAAACAATATCGTTTACATAGTATTGAGTACCACTGGCATATGCTCCCCTTGACGATACCCCGAGAGAGTACCCAAGGCTGTTCCAGGCGGTAGACCCGTTGCCGATCTTGAATCTGTTGGTGTCCGTCTCCGCGCCCAGCTCACCGCCAGAAAGAACGGGATTGGCCGAGGTCCACTGGGATGCAGTGCCGTTTCTAAGTTGTATCTGAACAGGCATTACGGTGTCCCCCCGTTAATTGGTGTAATCGCGCCGTAGGTTGAGCTAGGTATCCCACCATCCAAATTGGGAGATCCACCACCACCGCCGCCGCTCTGTGTAACCCAGACAAGTGTGCCGGAGCCATTCGTAGCCAAAACCTGATACGCCGTCCCGTCTGTCGTGGGCAGCGTCCAAGTCACATTGTTAGGAATGGTCGCGGCAGCCTTAAATCCAACAAAATTACTTGAGTCAAAATCGGCAAACTTAAATACCCCTTGAGCCCCTAATTGTACATTCGTCCCGTCAGTCGTATAGTTGGTCTGGCCACCAAATACACCACCATTGTTATATTGGATTGTATTTACATTGCCACCCGGAGTTCCGCCGCCGCCAGTTGGAGCAGCCCAGGTAGCCGTTCCACTCTGAACCGTCAATACCTGCCCAGAAGACCCAATCCCGAGCCTCCCCGCGGCATTAGACCCGGTGCCAACAATAATATCGCCAAGCGTAGTGATCGGAGAAAGCGCGTTGAATCCAGAGGCCTGCGATGTCTGACCAGTACCGCCACGAGTAATTGCCACAGCCCCCGATGTAACCTGGCTGCCGCTAATTGCAATATTTGTATTAACTGCCCCGGTAACCTGCCCCTGGGCATTTATCGCAATTTGAGATACCTGAGACCCAGAACCGTATGTGCCGGAGGATACGCCCGTATTCGTAATGCTGAACTGATTTGTGCCGGATAAACTTAACCCGGTGCCGTTTGAATAAATTGCCGAGCCAGAGCCAAACTGAACAAAAACAAGCGAGGTAGAGCCGATCGTGATTGGAGGCAGGACCGTCTGAACCCACGATGTATTGGCGTTCGTGGCCCCGGTCAGGATCAACATGAAGTCGCCAGCATCAACGTTGAGGTACGTCGAGCCAGGTGTGTTGTAGTCCGCCGCTCGTGTCAGAATAAATGGCGTCGAACCATCCCCAATCTGAGTGACCGAATAGATCCCGTTATGCGCTTGATTTGCCTGGTTCTTTACCAGTACCCGGTTGCCGACCACAACAGCAACAGAGTCAACACTCAACAGCCCGTTAGCGGTGGCGGTGAGCGTGGCCCCAACACCAGAGCTGCCGTTGTTGTACGTACAAGAGGGGAGAGCCGCGTCAGTCGCTAGGTCACAGTTCTGGTGAAACGTCAAACCAGATGCAACCGCGTCCGCATACGCCTTATTAACAATGTTGTTGACGCCGACGGGTGTATCAGTAATGTTCCCGCTCGTGGCATTGATAGAGGTGAATGTGCCGGCAAGAGGCGTCGTGCCACCAATCACCGTGTTGTTGATCGTCCCGCCAGTAAACGACCCGCCAGTGACCGTCTTGCCGGTAAAGGTGAGCGCACTAGGCAAGGACAGCGTAGGAGTGGCGCCACCGGATGATGTGATCTCGTTAGCGGTGCCAGTTACGCTTGTAACAGGTGTAGAGCCAGAGGATGCCGCGGTGAGCTGGCCCTGAGCATTAACGGTAAAGTTAGGGTTGGAATAGTTGCCAGGCGTTACCCCACTCGTGGCAATCGCAATCGTCCCGGAGGTGGTGATCGGGCCGCCAGTTAGACCCGTGCCAGTATTGACCTGTACAACGCTTCCACTACCACCACCACCGGAAGCGGACCACTCAACATCTGTAGCGCCGGCATTGACACGAAGAACGTATGATGCATTCCCCG